AATCCCTTTTAGTGGATCAGGCAACCTGAATTACTAACAATGAACTCTGCATTAGGTGAAACAGCAGTCTCTAGGTATGAGAAATACCAGAGTGAAAGGTCTGGTTATTTAAGGGATGCACAAGATGCTTCTAAGTTAACTATCCCTTCTTTAATACCAGAGACTACTAATGGCAAACATGCCAAAATAAAAACACCTTTTCAAGCTGTAGGTGCTAGAGGTGTTAATTCTTTAGCTTCTAAATTACTTATTGCTTTACTTCCTCCTTCTACTCCTTTCTTTAAACTTAGTATTGATAGTCTTGCTTTAATGCAGGAAGGGCAAGAAGGATTAGAAACGGAAATTGATAAAGGTTTAAGGGTTATAGAAAACGCATTAATGAATGAGATAGAAGTTAGTAATGACAGAGTTGCAATGTTTGAAGCTCTTAAGCATTTAATTGTTGGTGGTAATGTTCTTCTCTATCTAACTGATAATGGATTAAAGGTTTATCACTTAGAAAGGTATGTCTGCAAACGTGATGATGTTGGAAATGTTTTAGAAATTATCACTAAAGAAACAGTTCATCCAAACGCTTTACCATCAGATTTCTTAGAACAGATTAAAAAGAAAGAGAACTATGACGCTGAAAATTATGATGAAGACCTAGACATTTATACATGCGTCAAAAGATATGGAGAAGATTATGTATGGCATCAGGAATGTCAAGGAGAAAAAATTCCTGGTACTGACGGTAAATCTAAAATAGATGTATCTCCTTGGATAGTATTACGCTGGACTAGAAGAGATGGAGTTGATTATGGTGATGGATATGTCACTGAGTACAAAGGAGATTTAATTAGTCTTGAGTCTTTAATGCAGGCAATCATTGAAGGAGCTGCTGCTAGTGCTAAGACTTTATTCCTTGTTAATCCTAATGGTGTAACCAGAGCTGCAACCTTAGCAAAGGCTCCTAATGGTGCTATTCGAGAAGGTAATGCTCAAGATGTTTCTGTCCTTCAAGTCAATAAAGGTGCTGACTTCCAAGTTTCTTTTTCTGCTATTCAGCGTATTGAATCAAGACTTGAATATGCCTTCCTTATGGCAAGGTCAATTCAAAGAGATGCAGAAAGAGTGACCAGTACTGAAGTACAAATAATGGCTAATGAAATAGAAAACAGTCTTGGTGGAATCTATTCAATACTGACTCAAGAGTTTCAGCTTCCTTACTTAAAGAGAAGGATGCATATGTTAGTCAGGTCAGGTAAAGCTCCTAAGCTTCCAGAGAAGATAGTTAAACCTAAGATTGTTACTGGTCTACAAGGTTTAGGTAGAGGAAATGACAGAGCTAAGTTGGTTGAATTTATTGGTACTGTCTCTCAGGCATTAGGACCAGATGTAATGAAGATGTATATGAACGTAGACGAAGCAATCAAACGTTTAGCCAACAGCATTGGAATAGATACAGCCAACCTTGTTAAGACTCAAGAACAGATACAACAAGAAATGCAAGCCCAGCAACAGCAGCAACTTATCCAACATCTTGGACCAGCTGCTTTGGGTTCTCCTTTGATGGACCCACAGAAAAACGCTCAAGCACAACAACTAACGGAGAAAACCGATGCCAACCAAGAAACAGCCTGAAGCTAAAACTGAAGCACCAAAAGAAGCAGCAGTAGCAAAAGCTATTGTTAGTCGAATTGGTGAATATGAAGACAACCCAATCCCTAAAAAGAAAGGAGAGGTAAAAACTAGAAACGGTAATACAATTACTTATAACTAACCACCCAGAGGTTTTTAATTTATGGCCACATCACAAGTCGCAACATCAGAAACTCCTCCAATGACCACGGAGGACTTAGCTAATCTTGAAAAAGATGAGAATGGTCTGATCCTTGGCAAGTTTAAATCTGTTGAAGATCTTGCTAACTCTTATAAAGAACTGCAAGGCAAACTAGGTCAGACAACAACAGAAGAAACAACAGAAACTTCTACTGAAGAAGAAACAAAAGCAGAAGAAACAAAGACAGAAGAAACTGATTTTGATGCTGCTGAACTTTATGGAGAAGGTTTAGCTAATACACTCGAAGAAGCTGGTATAGATGCTCAAGATATTTCTACTAGATGGCAAGAGTCTGGTGAAATTTCTGAAGATGACTACACCAAATTAGGAGAAGCAGGTTTTTCTAAAGGAATAGTTGATTCTTATCTTGCTGGATTAAAAGCACAAGCTGCTGGTGCAAATGAAATAGCTGAAACTCAAATAAAAGCTATTCAGGATTCAGTAGGTGGAAAAGAACAGTATGGAAAATTAACAGCTTGGGCTGTAGATAATCTTCCTTCTGATCAGGTAGAAGCCTTTAATGCTTTAACTGAATCAGGTAATGCAGCTTCTATTCAACTTGCCGTTAGCGGTATCCAATCTCAATACAACAATGCTATGGGTTCTGAACCTTCTCTAGTTACTGGTAAAGCTAGTTCATCTGGACCAACACCATATAGATCAACAGCTGAAGTACAAGCAGCAATGAAAGATCCTAGATATGGAAATGATGTGACCTATACAGAGAATGTTTACGCTCGTTTAAAAGACTCAGATGTATTCTCAACAAAGGGATAAACTGTTATTATTTAATTACTTCTAGGTTCTCTAAATATTGAAGTGCCCCTTGCGAGGGATACCACCAAAAGAAAGGATTCGCCCAGGAAGTATCTCAAGTAAATTTTTTCTCAAGGAGTAACTCATGGCTAACGCCACAGTTTCACGCCTTGGTCTGGTTAACAATAGTGGTACTGGCTACGACGCCCTTTTCTTGAAGGTGTTCAGTGGCGAGGTTCTGACTGCATTTTCTGAGAACAATGTGTTCAACGAGAGAATGCAAACTGTTAGGACTATCACTTCGGGCAAATCAGCCCAATTTCCCGTGCTGGGTACCGCAACAGCTGCGTATCACACAGTAGGTACACCGCTGGTTGGTGCTAACCAAATCAAGGCAAATGAAAAGATTATCTCAATTGATGATCTACTCATATCACAAGCTTTCATCAGTGATCTTGATGAACTCAAGAATCATTACGATGTCAGATCTACATATGCTCAAGAGCTAGGTAAAGCTTTAGCCAGACGTTATGACCAGAACGTAGCGAAAGTAATCGCTAATGCTTCTCGTGCTTCTGCTACTCTTTCCGGTGGTAATGGTGGTACTGTTCTAACTCTTGCTAACGGTAATACTGCATCTTCAGATGTTACTGGTGATGAGTTAGCAGCAGCTATCTACGACATCGCTCAAACATTTGATGAGCGTGACATTCCTCCTACAGATAGATTTGTAGTACTCCCTCCAGCGGAATACTACAAATTACCTGAGTCAGCTACTCGTACTATCGATACTGATTACAACCCAGGTGGTAATGGTTCATTTGCTTCAGGTCGTGTTCAGCAGATTGCAGGTATGCCTGTGATTATGAGCAACAACATTTCACAGGAGAACAAACCTCCAGGTGGATCTGATGCTAATGAATTAGGTGGATCTAATAACACCTATGCTGGTGACGATAGTAAGACTATTGGTTTAGTCTTCCATCGCTCAGCAGTTGGTACAGTGAAACTAATGGATATGAAAACTGAGATCTCAGGTTCTGACTACGGAATTATGTACCAGGGAACGCTACTTGTAGCGAAATACGCTCTGGGCCACGGCATCCTTAGACCAGAAGCTGCAGCTACTATCAAGCTTTCTGCTTCTTAAACCATTAAATGAAGGGTACTCATATAATGTGGGTATCCTTTCTTTCTCTAAGTTTTAGTTATGCCTAAAAAAGATTTACAAATTAAAAAAAAAGAAAGCAAAAAAAGTTTTCTTTTAAAATGGGCAGAAAAACATTTAGATATAACTAACAAAAAAGATAAAGACAAAGTTATTCAAGAACTACTCAACGGAATGTAATCCAATGCCAAAAGGAAAAGGTACTTACGGTAAGAAAAAATGACAGCAACAACAGAACTAGAAGCAGTCAACATCATGCTTGCTGCTATTGGTGAGTCTCCAGTTAATACACTGACAGGTACTCTTCCTGTTGATGTGAAATTAGCTCAAAGCACTTTGACTGAAGTTAATAAAGAAGTTCAAACTGAAGGTTGGTCTTTTAATACAGAAATAGATGTATTACTTACTAGAAATGAATTTAACAACATTGCTTTAGCAACTAACACTTTAGTTGTTGATCCTAATATTCATGATCATCCAGATGTAGATGCAATTCAAATTGGATTAAAACTATATGACAGAAAAGAACATACATATGAATTTGATGATGATCTAAAATGCACAATTGTTTATTTTCGTACCTTTGATGAAATACCTGAACCTGCTAGACGCTATATCAACATCAAAGCAGCAAGAATTTTTGTTGATCGTTTAGTCAGTGATGAAGGATTAAGAACTTACACAAAGCAAGATGAAGTAAGAGCAAGATCTATATTAATGGAAACAGATATGTCTAATGCAGATCACAATATCCTTAGAGGTGATCCCGCATTAACTAGTGTCTTTAGTACTTATTCACCAGCTAACGCTTTAATCAGGTAATCATGGCTGTCATTTCAAGAGCTATCCCTACTCTTCTTAGAGGAGTATCACAAGCTGCTGACCTAACAAAACAACCAGATCATGCAGACATACAAGAAAATGCTAATAGTTCTCCAGTACAGGGATTAATCAAACGCTCTGGAAGTCAGTACATAACTAATATCAGTAATTCAACCCTTGGTAACGTTCATATTCAAACGATTAATAGAGATGTTAGTGAAAGATATATTGCTGTTTTTAGTAATAATGATGTCAAAGTATATGACTTAGCAGGGAATGATTC